ACTTCGACCCCCCGCCCCCAGCGACTGTCCACCCAATATTTTTCTCCCGGAGCCCCCAAGTTGACGTTTCCGCAGGTCAGAGGCTTGTAGGTCAGGAGGAGCCGTCAGAGCTCCTCCCTGTCGTTCGTGTGTGTGGCCCTTAACTAAGTGAGAGAGGTCGTTAAACGACCGAACGAACTTGAGGGGTCCAAGGCTTTAGGGCCTTGGCCCCTGAGACACCAACGACCTTGGGAGTTGGTGCGTGGTTGAGTTTGTGACGTAACCACAGATGGGGACAGCTGTCGCAGTCGGATCTCGATCCCGCTGACCCTGGCATCCGCCGGCCTCGAGCCGGCGGGGTGGTGACCCGGGTGGCACCCTAGACGCACCCCCTCTAACCCCTCCCCTGCACTCCCCCTAGACACCCCAGCAGCCGAGTGCCCGCTGCGGGTGTTATGATGTGGGGGTTCCGCCTCCCCTACGTAACTTCCGAGATGGGTCGACATGAAGCACTCGCTGACGAACAAGGACAAGGCAGCCCTCGTGGCTGACTGCTCTGTCTGTGGTCCCCAGGTGCCGATCCGACTCAACGGCCGCTACGGCATCGTCTGTCTCGAGGCCCGCCGCCAAGCTGGCCGGAACTACAAGAAGGCGCACCCCGAGCGCGTCCGTCAGCAGAAGCTGGCCGCAAGGCCCTCGCCCCACCGCCTTGACCTCCGCACCGGGGAAGCAGACACCTGCACGGTCTGCGGGCCCGTCCAGCCGACGCCCTGGGGTCGTGGCTGGATCTGCCCGACGGTCATCTCCGACAAGGGGTGGAAGGTGACGCAGGTCGCGCCCCAGCCCAAGTGCTCCACCTGCAACACGTTCCTCGACCGCCGGGGAGTTTGCGCCCGCTGCGCGGGTGATGAGTGGGCATGGATGCCAGACGAGGCCCGCTCCAAGAAGCGGCACCTTGAGATGACCGGCCCCTTCGTGGCGGCCGGCTTCACCATCGCTGACTTTGAGACGAAACTGCCCGCCGATGAGTCCGCTGTCCAGGGGTGGAGGACGCTCGGGGATGGCGCCCCCCTCTCCGCCGACCACTGGATGCGAAAGAATGGACATCAATGGTGAGCGCCCATAGCCACACCGCCCTGATCGAGGGCTGCTACCGCTGCGACCTAGGCCGCGAGGAGGCCCAGCGGTCCGAGGATCTCGACGTGCTCCAGAAGGTCATCGAGCTGGCTCATGAGAAATGCCGCTTCCCTGATGAGGATCTAGCCATCGACGCGGCGGACGCTGTCGCCAGTTGGGCCTGCACCAAAGAGGGGCGAGCCGTAATGTCTCGCCTCTCCCGCTGACTGGAAGGTAGAGGGACGCCTCCCTTCCTCGCCCACGGGCTCCCCTTGACTCCCCCGACTCCTCAAATGGCGCTGCCGCCACAGCCGCTACGCCAAGGCTAGGTCGGACTCGCGGTCAGGGTTGAGCCCGTGGGCATTCACTTCCCCACCCAAGGAGAATCATGGCTGAATCCAAGACCGCTATCCAAGAGGCCAAGGAACAGGTCCGCCTTCTCAGCGAAGAGGTGAAGGTCTACCACGAGCAGCGAGCCGTGAAGCTCGCTGAGGCCCGTGCGCTTGCAGACGACATCGAGCTGATCGAGTCCCGTCGGGACTCCTGGCTCGCTCTGCTCGACCATGCCGAGCTGGGTGCTGCCAAGGAACCGGCCAAGAAGACCGCCGCGAAGAAGGCCTGACATGGGACTCATCGTCGCTGCCCTACTCGTCGTCCTCGGCGTTCTCGGCCTCGCTCACGTCGTCGCACTGCCGCTCTGGCTGGCAGTGACCCTGCTTGTCGCCGGCGTGCTTCTCGTCGTCCCGCTCAGAAGTTAAGGAACCCGATGCCCGCACCGAAGCGCACGACGCCGGAGCAGGCAAAGGAGTCCTTCCTCAAGGCCATCAAGGGCGGCGCATCCGTCGCCGATGCCTGCGAGTCAGCCGGCCGGTCCCGGAAATGGTACGAGAATGCCCGTGCCGTCGACCGGGACTTCGCCGGAGAGGTCGATGCCGCCCGCGAGAAGCGGGACAAGGCCACCTCTGCTGGTCGGGATGCCGACCTGTACGAGCTCACCTTCGCTGAATGGCGCAAGCGGTTCCTGAATCTGGACACCTACCCGCACCAGCAGCTCTGGATCGACGTGCTCGAGGGCCGTGAGCCCACGCTGATGCACCCCTCTGTCAGGTATGAGCCGGCAGAGAACGGTGCGCGCAACCGTGTGCTCATCAACACGCCCCCATTTCACTGTGCCGAGATCTCCACGCCCGTCCTGACGAAGGGCGGCTGGAAGGTTGTTGGCGACCTGACCACGGATGACTTCGTGGTCGGCCACGACGGTCTCTACTGGCCCATCTATGACACCTGGACTCCCGAGTCCGAGGTGCCGATGTACCGAGTCACCTTCGACTCAGGCGACTCGATCGTCACGGACGACCAGCACATCTGGGAGGTCACCAAGACCTTCACGTCCCAGCGTGCCGAGATGACCACCGCGCAGCTCATGGGCGACCTGCGCTGGCAGAACAAGCAGAACGCCTACAAGTGGAAGGTGCGTCTCGGCGCACCGCTCCGCGGCGAGCACTCCGACACCCTGCCAGTTGACCCCTACCTGCTCGGCTACTGGCTGGGTGACGGCGATACCTCCGGCTCGCGCCTCTCGGTGAGCGCCGGCGACCTTGCCCCCCTGCTCTCCTACCTAGACGGACTGGGCCTCACCTACTCGACTCGGCCTGACAGCCGTGGCGGTCAGGGCAACGTGGTCTACGTCCACAAGATCCGTCAGTCGCTCCCCCTTGGCAACAAGCGCATCCCGGCTGCCTACTTCACGGCGTCCTTCGATCAGCGCATGGCGCTCCTCCGTGGCCTCATGGACACGGATGGCACGATCAACGCCAAGGATGGCCGCTGCTCGTTCATTCAGGTTGACGATGACCTGACCCGCGACGTATACCGCCTCATCGCGTCCCTTGGCTTCAAGGTGTCATGGAAGCGGGAGAAGCAGAACGCTCTCGCGCCGAACGGCAAGTCGAGCGGGCCGACGATCAACCGGCTCTACTTCAAGCCGAATGGCATCGACGTCTTCTCGCTCGAGCGCAAGGCTGCGAAGCAGAAGGTCACGACCTCTCGGATCAAGACCAACTTCCGCACGATCCGCAGCATCGAGCCCGTGGGCTCGGGCATGGTGAAGTGCGTCTCCGTCTCCTCGCCTGGCGACCTGTTCGCCATCGGCGACGGCATGATCCTGACGCACAACGCCAAGAGCGCCACCGTGACCCAGCAGTGGATCACGTACAAGCTCTGCATGAACCCCGCCATGCGGGTCATGATCGTGGGAAAGACCGCGGAGGCCGCCTCCAAGCACCTCTACGCGATCCGGCAGTACCTGACCGACCCCAACTTCATCGAGTTGCAGGCGGCATACGGCCCCGCTGACGGCTTCAAGCCTCAGCGTGGCGAAGGTCGGTGGGCGAACAACCTCATCTACCTCGCCGGCCGTAACCTCGACGCGGCTGACAAGGCCGCGAAGGACCCCTCGGTCCAGGCTGTCGGCATCGGTGGTGCCATCTATGGTGCCCGCTGTGACCTCATCATCCTCGATGACGCGGTCGACGACACGAACTACAGCGCCTACGAGAAGCAGTTTGACTGGCTGACCCGCACCGTGCAGTCCCGCGTCTACGACGGCAAGCTCATCATCGTCGGCACGCGGATCAAGCCGATGGATCTCTACGCCTACCTGCTCAACGGCGACAACTACATGTCCGGCAAGACGCCGTGGACCTACCTCGCCCAGCCCGCCGTCTTCGAGTACGCCGAAGACCCCAAGGACTGGAAGACCCTCTGGCCCAAGTCCTCGACCCCGATGGACGAGGGCGGAGGAGACCGCCCCGACGATGACGGACTCTTCCCCGCATGGGGCGGAGAGCGCCTCAACGGCATCCGCTCCTCCCTCTCCCCCGGGACGTGGGCGCTGGTCTACCAGCAGGAGCAGGTCTCCGAGGACATGACCTTCCACCCGGTCTGCGTCTGGGGCTCAGTGGACAAGCGCCGCTCCCCCGGGCCGCTTCGACCCGGTGAGATCGGTGGCCGCAGGAACGGCATGGAGGGGATGCAGGTCATCCTGTCCATCGACCCCGCCGGAACCGGCGAGGCCTTCATGATGGTCTACGCCGTCGACCGCCAGACCCGCGAACGCTGGGTGCTCCAGGCATGGATGGGCTCCAACACGAAGCTCTCCTGGTACGCCGAGATGATCGAGCAGATCATCCCCGAGTACAGCGTCACCGATCTCGTCATCGAGCGGCAGGGCTACAGCAACTGGCTCTACCAGGACGAGCGGATCGTCAACTTCTGCCGCCAGCGCGGCATCAGGATCTCCCCGCACTACACGGGCGTCGGCAACAAGATCGACCCCGACTTCGGTGTGGCATCACTGGCCGGTCTCTTTGGTGGTCTGGTCCGGCGCGAGAACGCCGGCAACACCGACCACGACGGCGAGAACATCATCCACCTGCCAAACCCGGACAAGTCCCCCGGCATCAAGGCCCTCGTCGACCAGCTGTTGACGTGGGTGCCGGGCAAGTCCGGCTCCAAGCTCCGACAGGACGGGCCGATGGCCCTCTGGTTCGCCGAGATGCGCGTGAGGTCCATCCTCTTCGGCTCCGCCGAGAACGGTGGAGGCCCGTCGCAGTTCGTCAAGGCCAACCGCTTCCTGTCCACCCGAGCCAAGTCGAGGCGCTCCGTCCGGCCATCACTCTTCACGCACTGACAGAAGGCTTACATGGACACCTCGATGGTTGTGGCGACCCCGCCGCTGGCAGACATCTTCGCCAAGTGCCAGTCACTGGTGCAGCACTATGCCCGCCGAGACCGCGAGACCTACACCGTCCGCGCCATCCGGCGCGGTGACTTCGAGGCCGTGGCGCCCGGGTCGTTCTCCGAGGACTTCCCGGCGCCCATCATCGCCAACCAGATCGACACGATGGCCCGCGACATGTCGGCCACGCTGTCCCCGCTGCCCTCGTTCAACTGCCTGCCCTCGAGCATCCTCAACGACCGCAGCAAGCTGTTCGCCGAGAAGCGCACGAAGATCGCCAGCCACTATGTCCGGTCCTCCAGCCTCCAGGCGCAGATGCCGGACGCCGTGGACTCCTACAACGGCTACGGCATGTTCGTCGGCGAGGTCCGCCCGGACTTCAAGTGCAAGACCCCCAAGATCAAGATGCTCGACGGTGGTCTCGCCTACCCGACGTGGGACGAGGACTTCAACACCCGCGAGATCCTGCTGGTCAGCTTCATGTCTGACCGGCAGCTCCAGGCGTACTACCCCGATGTGGTCCGCCAGATCCGCGAGAAGAACAACGGCCAGTCGCAGGAGCGGATCAAGATCCACCGCTTCCAGGACAAGGACTGGAACGTCGTCTACCTGCCCGACTACGGCAACCTCGTCCTCGACAAGACGCCGAACAAGCTGGGCCGCTGCACCTACGTGGCCGTGCCGCGCCCGATGGGCGAGGACTGGTTCTCCATCCCGCGTGGTGCCTACGCCGACCTCGTGTGGCCGCAGCTCGCGGCCAACGAGTTCAGGATGCTGGGCCTCGAGGCCGTTGACAAG